CGGTGAGCCAATTAGATTTTTCTTTGACGGGAGTTTTAAGTCAAGAATTGATGATGATAATTCTACACGAAAATCAACGGAGAATAGTAACGGATAATTCAAGATTTAAAGTTATTCGGGCGGGGCGGAGATTTGGAAAAACAATCGTGGGCGCGGAAGAGATGATATTTATGGCAATGCGCAAAAAAGAGAGCAATGTTTTCTTTTGTGCGCCAACCCAAAAACAAGCCAGAGAGATTATTTGGGAAGCACTAAAAAAAAGACTGGCAGGAATTGGCAAAGCCAACGAAAGTATGTTGGAGATGAGAGTTCCCACCATAGATGGCGGAATATCAATTCTCTATATCGCTGGATGGGAAAACCGTGAGAATTTCCGTGGCAAGAAAGCAACGCTGGTGGTGTTTGATGAGGTGGATACAATGCGGGATTTCTTTCTTGGATGGCAAGAGATTTTCCGGCCGTCATTGATGGACAGCAAAGGAAACGCAATCTTTATCGGCACGCCAAAAAAAGAAAGCCAGAATTTGCGCCGGTTGGAGAAGACGGCGGAAAACGATAAAGACTTTGCGACATTCCATTTTACAACTTTTGACAATCCGTTTATTGACCGCGGTGAATTGGAAAAAACAAAAAAAGAAATGGATGCCGACACCTACCGGCAAGAAGTATTGGCCGAGTATGTGGACAACGCGGGTGCGCTATTTCGTTATGACGCGCTGGTGGATGTATTCAGCAATTCAATTTCCAAAACTGCCGAAAAGTATTTAGCGGTGGATATTGCCGAAGACGGAAGCGATAAAACGATATTTTCTTTTTGGCAGGGATTGGAAGAATACCGGAGGGAAAGATTTGAACGGATGAATACTGAAACGATTGTGTCGCAAATCAGAGAGTATGCCGCGCAAGAGCGGATACCATACAGCCAGATTGTAGTGGACGCGATTGGAGTGGGGGCGGGTGTGGCCAGCAATTCAATGCTTGATGGGATTATCGGATATAAGTCAAGTTATCAGGCGTTTAAGACCGATAGCGATATTGTGAAGTTGCCGAATATCAACTATACCGCCAAAGCCCCCGCGTTGATAAGCGATTACAAGAATTTAAGAAGCCAGTGCATTTTTACCCTTGCGGATTTGGTCAATAACCACAAGATTTCCAGCAGGACTAGCGGGCGGGACAAAGAAGCGGTGATTGAGGAGTTGGCCAATTATCAGGACGCAAGCAAGGGTGATGGCAAGCGAATGGCGACCCAAAAAGACGAAGTAAAAGAGATTATTGGCAGAAGCCCGGACGACAGCGACTGCTGGATAATGAGAATGTATTTTGAGCTTAAAGGCAAGTTGTTGCCGCAGCAAAGTGAAGAATTTGCACGAATTATCTCTCTTCAAAAAACAAGATTTGCGATAAACAGAGAAAAATTAAAATCATATTCAACAAGATAATGGCAGAATTATCAATCCAACAGAATAGCGACATTGGCGCGTTAATTCGCAAGACCGAACAAGAATTCGTTAGCGGCACGACGCACCGGAGCAAGTATGTGGACACCAGTCTTTATAATGACATCAACACGATTGACGCTTATTTGAATTCCGTTCATATCAGCGGCAAGAATGACAATTTGGGAAGAGAGAAACCGTTTTATAACATTGTGAATATGGCGCGTAATGTGTGGTATCGCGCGACCGATATTGACCGAAAAAATATCATTGTTTCTCCGACAAAAACAAAAGATACATTGTTATCGTTTTTCGCAACAATCAAATTGCAAAAGTGGATGAAGGCGGCAGATTTTGGCACGTTTCTTAACCGGTGGGGGTTGGTGTTGGCGGCTTATAATTCGGCGGTGATTAAGATGGTGGAAGCCGATGGCAAGTTATCGGCGATGGTGGTGCCGTGGAACCGGATATATTGCGATGAATTGGATTTTGATGGTAATCCAAAGATTGAAATTATTGAGTTGACGCCCGGACAATTAAAACAACGCCAGGGCTATGACCAAGAAATGGTGGAAGCGTTAATTGCCGCGCAACAATCGCGCACGGATGCCGATGGTCGGCAAAAAGACCAAAAAAATAACTATATCAAACTTTATGAAATTCACGGGAATTTGCCGCTATCTTTTTTGACCGGAGAAGAAAAAGACCAAAACAAATACACACAACAGATGCACGTGATTTCTTTTCAAGAAAAAAAAGAAAAAGGCGAATATGACGATTTTACTCTTTACAAAGGCAAAGAAAAAAAAGACGTCTATATGCTTACTTGGCTTATCCCCAGTGAAGACGGTTCAATCTCGTTATGGGGAAGCGTGAAAAATCTGTTTGAGGCGCAATGGATGACTAATCACACTGCCAAATCAATCAAGGACTATCTGGACTTGGCCAGCAAAATAATCTGGCAAACAAGCGATGGGAACTTACAGGGGCAGAATGTTTTGCAATCCATTGAAACCGGCGACTTTATTATCCACGCGCCAAATCAGCCGCTTACGCTTGTTTCAACTAATCCGCAGAATACGATGGTCTTTGAGAATTATGGCCGGCAGTGGGAAGAGTTGGGCAATAAAATTAACGGGATTTCCGAGAGTATGTTGGGAAGCAATCCGCCGTCCGGAACGGCGTGGCGCCAAACAGAAGCATTGCTTGCCGAGGGACATTCTTTGTTTGATTTAATGACCGAAAACAAAGGGCTGGCAATTGAAAAAATGTTGCGTGAATTTATTATTCCGCACCTGAAAAAACAATTTGATGACAAAGACGAGATCGTGGC